GAGTAATTCTTCCAGAAGGTGCCAAGGGAGGTGTCCTTCTCCAGAGGGGACACGTCGGGGTGGAGTTTCGACCCATTGATCACGCCAAGCACATCGATGGTGGACTCGACAGAGGTAGGCGGCTTGAAGTACCAATCGAGGAACGCGGGCGTCAAGACGTGAGTACGGATGAACTGGAGAATCGGGAGACCAGCAAGTTCGAAGACAGTTGGAGAAGGGGGAGGATCACGGTTGAGCAAGTTGAGCAGTGGATCCTGGAGAACGCCCTTGAGAATGAAAGGTCGTTTGAGGGACGGAGCCACGAGAGGGACATCGGACTTGCAATCTGAAGCTGCGCAAATGTGCGGGGAGGAGTGTTCTGGGCAGCGAGGTGGACAAAACTCAGTGCGCATGAGCTTGGTATTGCCACGAACGGAGCCCCAGTGGTCTTGCGGCAAGATTCCATTGATACGAACGTGCGGCGGGAACGAAAAGACCTGCGCGTCATGGACAACGCGGGTGCCGTGAACAGACAGATTTTGGGCCGGGTGGGCAAGGGGCAACATGACAGCGGCGGGCATTTTAGGCTTGATGATGGCGCGGATGAGGTCGCCGTCAAGGAGAGCAACAGAACGAGTGCTTCGGTCACCGCCCATGTGGACAGTGATGACCTTGCGAGTGCAGCGGCGGGTGGCGACATATCCAGGCTTTCCACAGAATCCAGCAGCACCGGGGACGCCGTAGATGAGCGCGGGGCCATAATCAGCCTCAACGCCCTGATTCCGAACAGAAATGCGAGTGTCGACGTGAGGGTGCGCAAGAATGGTGGGTGAAGAGCAGCCCTCAGCATGATCCAGAGTCTTGTCAAAACCAAATGGATTGAGTGGGTCGACAGGAAGGAAGGGCTCGTCCTCCATAACCAGTGGGGACGTGAGAGCATGAGGCCAATCAGAGGGTGACGAGAGGTGGGATAGGATGTTGCGAAAGGCGTCGGTGTTGGAAGGGCAACGGGCAAGAACGTAGTCGACAGGAAGCTCTGACTCAAAGATGTTTTGGGCAAAATCCATGAGTTTGAACTTTTCGGCGAGGGGTCGACAAATGAGGATCAGTTCAAGGGAGCGGGCGGGGATTGTGAAAGTTCGGGCGGAGGCGAAAGTGATGGGCTTGTTCGCCTTGTGGAGGATGTCAAAGACATGGGCGTTCATGAGGAGGTTGTTGTCAGAAATGAACAGACAATAGGCGGCGCCAGCCTCACTAGAGATCGAGGAGACGTTGGCACGAACGGCCATCATGACTTGGACAAGATTTGGATCGTCGAAGACTTGGGTGGTGACTTGAGCATCATGGACGATTTTGACAGGCTTGGGTTCAACCATCTTGCCGTCTCGTTTGACC